CACCCCATGATATTGAGGTGAGAGATTTTACTATAGGTAAGACAAGGAAAGAGTTTGCTAGGGAGCAAGGTTTGATGTTTGACACCGTACCAAGACCTGCTGACGTAATGGATAAGATTGAAAGCGTCAGAAATTTGTTCCCACAGTTCTATTTCGATGAAAATAAATGCAGTAGAGGCTTGACTTGTCTAAAGAATTACCGTAAAGAATGGGATGATAAGAACGGCTGTTACAAGAATAGACCGTTGCATAATTGGGCTTCTCATGGATTTGATTCTTTGTCAACTTGTTCTTTAGGATTTGAAGCAGGATATTTGACGGTGAAAGATATGCAACCAAGTGCGGTAGCAGAATATGATGTATTTAATTAGGAGATAGATATGGGCAGTAAAGGATCAATGCCTGCGATGCCTGCACCAGTAATGATGCCAGCACCTAGGGAAGCAGACTACCTGCCACCTAAGACAGAGCTACCAGAACCAGAAGTGGTGACGCAAGCAAAATTAGATGACGAGAAGCGTAAAAAAATGCAGCGATTGGCTTCTACGGATACAAGAGAAAATACTATTATGAACGAAGGAGGTGGTCTAGGAGTAGGTTCTGTAGATGAAGAGGACTTAAACCAACCGAGTTTGTTTTATAAAAAGAAAGTGGTTGGAACTAAATCTAATACAGGTTTGTTATCAGCTTGAAAAAAACAACTCATAGTACAGTTAGGTTGGCAGAGCTTGATGATACAAGTGAGCTAGTAGAACGTACTACAGAAGCTAATAAAGAAAGCAACTACGGGCTTGGCTATAACAACGATAACGCATTCAAATATCTCTATAATTATATCAAGTACGAAGATTCTGATATTCTAGTTGCTGAGAAAGATGATGAAATAATAGGGTTTGTTATGATGGGTAAAAGTTTTGAATTTCACGATAAACCATTTGGTTATATAAGTAAGTTTTGGGTGTTTGCTTCTGGCAGAAGAACGGATGCAGGTAGAAATTTAATATCCAACGCATTGAAGTGGGCTAAAGAACAAGATTGTTCCCATTTATTTGTTACGGCTACTGCGGAACTGGCAGAAAAAGAACAACAACTGTTTATTAATTTAATGAAGAAGTCTGGGTTGGTAGAACGTGGCCCTGTTTTATCACTTAAGATGGAGTAAAGTTATGAGTAAATTTTTTAGCAGACCTTCCCCACCGCCAAGGGTTGATTACGCTGCGATACAAAGACGACAGGATGCGGAACGTGCAAGATTGCAAGGTATTAGGGATGAGGAATTTCGTGTATCTGGTATTAAAGACTACATAGATTATATGTATGACAACCCAGAAAATGTTAGTAGACGATCTGCTACGGGTTCTTTTTACACGGCTATTAGTGAGGGTAAAGTACCAAATCAAGCACTTTCTGGTTACGAAACAGATAAAAGTATTAGTGTGCAGGATGTTAAAGACAATACAGATAAGTATTTCACTAGCAGGGCAGCCGTACCATCCATTAAAAAAGGACGTATCAAACTTGGTAAAAAAGCTGTTGTAAGACCAGAAGGTGTTTTGGGTGGTGGTGAAACAGAGAAGAAAACTTTGTTAGGAGCATAGCATGGCATATAGTTACTCCGTTAAAGATATTATTAGGCGGTACGAAGTTTTAAAGGGAGATCGGATGCTATGGGAACCGTTCTTTCGTGATGTAAGAGATTATATAAGACCACGCAAACAAGGTGTAGACAGTTCTACTCATGTTAGTGCTGAACGTCATACCAATAAACTATTCGATTCTTCCGCACCAGAGGCTAGTCGTTTGATGGCTATGTCTATGCAGAATGCCCTTGTTCCACAATCTGTAGTATGGTTTGGATTAGGTATCCCGTCAGGACACGCTCTTTCGGAACTCAATAGAGAACCTACCGTTAAGCGTTGGTTTCACGATGTAACTCAAAAGATGTTTTTTGGTATGCACGAAAGTAATTTTTATACTGCTATCGGGGAAGCATTTTTAGATTTCACATCTTTTGGTACGATTAATCTATTGCTAGAAGAAAATGATTCTTATAACGAAAATTTTGGTGGATTAGTTTTCACTTCCATACCTACTGGGCAGTTTGTTTTCGCTGAAGATAAGAGAGGACAACCTGATACGGTATTTTGGGAATACACATTTACAGCACGTCAAGCCAAGCAGATGTTTGGAATGCGTAAACTACCCGACAAGGTGAAAAAGGCTTGTAGAGATAAGCCAGATGAAAAGTTTACATTTGTACGTGTATTAATGCCTAGGGCTGATTACAAGTCTGGCTCACAAGACGCTCTTCAAAAGCGTTTTGCATCCCTTGATATTCATTTAGATTCAAGAACATTAGTTAGAGAAAGTGGCTTTGATGAACTTCCATATGTTATTGGAAGGTTTGAAAAATCGTCAGGTGAACTATGGGGTAGAAGTCCTGCTGATATAGCGATGCCTGATATTAAAACCTTGAATAAGATTAGAGAGTTAGAGTTGAAAGGACTAGCAACGGCAGTTCACCCACCTTTGATTGCTCCAGATCAAGGTATTATCGGTACGTTCCGCATGACTCCATCAGCCATTAACTATTCCAGAGAACCCGAAAGATTTAAATTCTTGCGATTTGAAGGTAGATTTGATTTATCATCCCTTAAAGCTGACGAACTAAAAAAATCTATTCGGGGCATATTCCTAGCAGACCAGTTGGTATTACCAGAAAAACTCAACATGACTGCTGAAGAGGTAGCTACCGTTAGGGAACAGATACAGAAGTTACTTGGCCCGACTGTAGCACGATTTGAAAGTGAAGTTTTAACACCATTGATACTACGTAGTTTTGGGTTAATGAGTAGAGCAGGCGTTCTACCACCAGCCCCACCTGCGTTAGAAGAGTTAGATGAAATAGAGGTATCCTATGTTGGGCAACTCGCAAAAAATCAAAAAATACAAGATGTTACAAGTATCCAAAGATGGCTTGGCGTTGCTGCCAATATGGCATCGTTTTCGCCTGACGTACTTGATCTTATTAATATGGATGAAGCGTTGCAAATTATCGGTGAGAGGATGGCTGTACCGAATGAGATCATGCGTTCTGAGGAAGAAATAGCACAGCTAAGACAACAACGACAACAACAAATGCAGATGCAAGAACAACTTGCACAGGCATCACAGGTAGCTGAAGGTGCAGGAAAAGCTGCCCCAATGGTTAAAGCACTAGGAGGTGCAGATGCGTTCCCAGTACAATGAAGAACTGGATGAAATTAGAGATGCAATAGTAAAAACATTTTCTGGAGTCTACGGTGAAAGAGTATTAAAGTTTTTAGACGATATGTACTCTAACCAGATTTCAGCAGTACCGAATGATCCTTATTCTACCTATTACCATGAAGGTGGGAGGGGATTAGTGTTAGGAATAAAGTCGCAAATTAAAGCGTTTAAAGAAGTCAAACAGCAAGCAAAAAACTACGAGGAGTAATTTATGACTGAAGATGTGACCGTGACAAACGATAATCTCATCACAGAAGAACCAGTAACACCAGAAGATAATTCTTGGCAAGCACGTTATTTACCTGATGATCTTAAGGAAAACGCTACCCTACAGAAGTTTAAGGACGTGAGTGGACTGAGTAGTTCCTATCTTTCTATGCAGGAGATGTTGGGTTCTAGGGTCAAAGTGCCAACAGAGGAATCTACTGATGAAGAACGTAGCGATTTTTATACTAAGCTAGGTCGTCCAGAAACTCCAGATAAGTATGAGTTACAGATTGATGAACGATTTTCTCAGAATCCACAAGACCAACAAAAGATACAGGAGTTTAGAGAAAAAGCATTTGAGCAAGGTTTTTCCAATAAGCAAGCACAAAAAGCAGTTGACTTTTATACTGATATGATAAATGGTGCTATGATTGACCAAGATGCTGTTCTTGGACAAGCCCGTGTAAGTGCTGAAACTGCTCTTAAAAAAGAATGGGGGGTAACGCAGTACGACAAAAACCTCGCATTGTCAAGACGTGCCTTTAATCGTTTCGCAGATGACGACTTAAAAAAGTTTGTGAACGAGAACGGTATCTCTAATAATGTTGCCATGATTAAGTTTTTACATAAGATTGGTACAGCATTTAATGAACCAGAGATGGCAGGTGCAGGAAAAGACTCTGCTTCTATAGATTCTGATTCTGCTAGAATAGAAATAGATGCTATGATGAAAGATTCAAAGCATAAATATCATAAAGCATTGTTTGATCCTAAAGATGTAAGGCACGATGAAGCAATTGCCTATAGGGATAACCTCTATGATGTGTTATATAGGGGTGAGGAATGACTGTTAAAGAAAATATAATTTGCTCTGATTGTGGTAACTTTACTTATAAAGACAGACGTGTTGATAAAGAAAAGGGTAAAGCCACTCCAGAGAAATATGGGTTTTGTGAGGCTTTCCAGACCAAAACTTCGGCAGACACATTTTATGGATTGTGTCCTTCCGCAGTTAGGATTCCTGTAGAAACTTA